ATTCGACCCAAATAAAAAGCCACCATTAGGTGGCTTTTTATGATCGGTGAAAGAGGGGTAATGCCAGTTAAAGCAGCAACTCCAGCTTTCTCAAACGGGCAGTTTCGCGATTTCGTATAGTCGAAAGCGGATCACCTCCTCCCCCAACCACTCGTTAACTTGAGCCAGGCGCGCCTGCAGCGGCTCCAGTTCGTTGGCGGCGTAGACCTGCGCCGCGTCCATGATCGAACCGAAGCCGCCAGCGTTCTGGGGCACGATACCCATCAGCTGCGGCGGGATTCGCAGGCCGGCGAGCATGTCGTCGCGGGTGATGCTTTTGATCGAGTTGAATTCGTCCTTCGCCGCCACCTCACTGACCGGGATCAGCTGGATGCCGTCTTTCTTGCCGTTGGGCGCGTAGACGAAGAGGTTGCGGAAGTTACCCGGGCCCTTGGCCGAGCGCAGCGCGGTGCGCAGGGAGTCAATGTCCTCCTCCTTCTGCGCGGCGTCGGTCATGTAGAAGATGAAGCCGGCGTGGCTGCCATTGTTGTAGTACTTGCGCCGAAATAGCGTGGCCGACTCGTTGAGCAACGCCGACTGCATGGCGGCGAGCCACTCGGGCATGCCATAGATCTCCTGGTTGATATCGGCTTCGCGTAGGTGGCAGATCGTGCCCGGGGCGAACTCATGTTCGTGCTGCCAGCCGCGCACCTGGAAGAAGCGGCCCTCCTCCCCTCGCCTCATGTACTTGGCCAGCGGCGGCTGCAAGCTGATCGGCGTGCCCAGGCGCGACTGGCGACGCTCCAGGTAGGCGTTGCCGCACCAGAGGTAGTCCAGGGCCAGTTGCTCGAACGCGGCGCGGCTCAGCAGCGGGTGTGGGATGAAGGTGCGGGCCAGGAGGTTGCGCTTGAACTTGAGCCCCGAGTCCAGATAGACGCTGGCTCGGGTGGCCTTGGCCAGGCCGTCGAGGGACAAAGGCGGGTCGTAGTAGCGGCCGTTGAACCAGCATTCGAGGTAGTCGAAGACCTCGCGGCCTTCGAGCACTGGCGCCGGGTCGCCGAAGGTAAAGGCCTCGACGCCAGGCGCGTGGGCGGCCGGGCTGGCCAGGGCGGTGGATTCGCTCATCAGTAGATCTCCATGACGCCGGTGTTGCGGCCGGTCTGGCCCTCCAGCGGCTCGTTATGCAGGGCATGAAAGAGGGCCCACGCGAGATCCGCGTGGCCGGTGGTGTCGTTGCGTCCGGCCGTGTAGGTGAACTGCCGGCCGCTGGCGGTTGTGGTCTTGCGAATGGCCATGAGCGACTGGGCGACATCGGTCCAGCCGGCATCGAATTCGAGCCGGCCGTTCTTGATCACGTCGTAGGCCTTGAGTACCAGGCGGGTCTTGACCTCGGGCGAGTAGCTGAAGGTGGTCAGCCCCGGGAAGAACTGGCGCACCAGCTGGGCCACGCCGCTGCCCATACCGGTGACATCGATCCCGATGTAGCTCACCCAGTAGCGCTGGCAGACCTGGCGGATCGCCTCGGCCTGGGCGGCGAAGTCCATCCCGCGGAACTGGTGGCGCTCGAGCACGCGGAACTTGCCGCCCGGTACCGCCGGGGGCGCGACCACCACCAGGCCGGCGGTGTCACCAGTCTCGGCGGGGTCATAGCCGACCCAGACCGGCCGCTCGCCCAGGGGTCGGGCTGCAAACGGCTTGTAGTCCTCGGCCCACTCGACCCAGCTGTCCACCATGCACGGCTGCAGCATGGCCAGGGGGAAGATGCTCGCGCCGTCGTCGACGAACTGGCACATAAGCAGGTTCTGGAAGGCCTCGGCCGAGTATTCAAGCTTGAGCTCCTCCAGGTCGAACAGGTCGCAGCCGCGGGCCTCGGCATCGAGGATGGTGACGATCTGTCGCCAGATCCGGTCCTCGCAGAGCCGGCCCTGCTGCAGAGCGTCGTGGGAGACGTCCAGCTTGAGGTGCTGGGCGACGGGCTTGCCCTTGTTGAAGCGCTCGCCGGTCCAGAAGGTATAGGCCTCATGGGCCATCGAGCTCGGTGTCGAGAAGTAGGTGCGGCGGTATTGCTTCTGCATGGCCATGCCGCTGGCCACCTTGTTCAGCTCCTCGAAGCGGAAGGTCCAGAAGAATTCGTCGAAGTAGAAGTTGCCGTGGTAGCCCTGGGCGGTGCGGGCATTGGTGCCAAGGAAGTGCAACTCGGCGCCGTTGGCCAGGATGATCGGATCCCCGGTCACCTCGACACCGCAGACCTCCCGGGCGAAGGCCTGGATATACGCCTTGAAGATATGCGCCTGGTTCTTGCTGGCCGACAGGAAGATCTGGTTGCGCCCGGTGATCAGGGCGTCCAGGAAGGCCTCGCGGGCGAAGTAGAAGGTGGCGCCGATCTGCCGGCTCTTGAGGATGGCACGGGTCCGCTGCTGGCCTGCACGATACCAGTCCAGCTGGTAGCCGAAGCACTGATCGCGGAAGGCGCTCTCAAGGGCCTCGATCTGCTCCTCGGTGAACTCATTGCGCGCGGCCTTCTTCTTCGGCCCGGCATTACGATTGTCCAGCTTGGGATTGAGCTCGGCCTCGGTACCGCCGCCCTGGAAGCGCTGGATCCGCGCTTGCCGCTCCAGCTGGCGGTGCAGCAGGTCGATCTCCTTGAAGTCGCCGCCGGTCTTGGCGTCCTTGAGGATCAGCTGCACCAGGCGCGCCTCCAGCGCCCCGCCGATCCGCTCCACGTTGTCGGCCCGATCCCATTCGTCGCGGGCCTTCCAGCTATGGACAGTCTTCTCCTTCTCCTCGATTGCCTCGGCGATCTCCGTCACCCGCCAGCCCATCCAGTAGAGATGCTTGGCGCGGCGGCGCACGTCCATCAGCAGGTCGGTGGACGGGATAGGCACGGAGTCGGATTCAGGTAGGCTTTTCATGGCCGCCAGACTGCCGCCCCGGCTCCCTCCTCCATAGCGCGGGGATTTGTACAGCGCGCCGCTACAACGGCCCCTCGTTGCTGGGACGCGCGCGCGTCCCGACCATGCCCCTCATCGCCCAAGCACTCCCGCTAAGCCTTTGAGGATCCCCGGCATGGCCGACCCCAAGACCCCGAAACTTCGCTCTCCCTTCTTCCGCGTCGCCGTCGAGGGCGCTACCAGCGATGGCCGCCAGATCGAGCGCGCCTGGATCGAGCAGGCCGCGGCCAGCTACAACCCCAAGACCTACGGCGCCCGCATCTGGATGGAGCACATCCGCAGCAGCGTGGCGGACAGCCCCTTCAAGGCCTACGGCGACGTGGTGGCGGTGAAGGCCGAAGAGGTCGAGATCAACGGCCAGAAGAAGCTGGCCCTCTTCGCCCAGATCGAGCCCACCGCCGACCTGGTGGCCATGAACAAGGCCAAGCAGAAGATCTACACCTCGATCGAAATCTCGCCCAAGTTCGCCGACACCGGCGCCGCCTACCTGGTCGGCCTGGGCATCACCGACAGCCCCGCCAGCCTGGGCACCGACGTGCTGTCCTTCGCCGCGGCCAATCCGGCAGCCAACCCCTATGCCAGCCGCAAGCTGCACGCGGACAACCTCTTCACCGTGGCCGAAGAGACCGCCCTCACCTTCGACGAGGTCGAGGACAAGCCTGGCCTGGGCGCCCTGCTCTTCGCCAAGGTCCAGGAGCTGCTCAAGGGCAAAGAAGCGCAGACCCAGGGTGAGTTCGCCCAGTTCGGCGCCGCGGTCACCGCCGTTGCCGAGCACGTTCGCGAGCAGGACGAGCGCTTCACCCGCGCCGAGGCGGCCCTTACCGATCTGACGGGCAAGCACCAGCAGCTGCAGACCGACTTTTCCGCCCTGCAACTGCAGCTCAGCCAGACCCAAGACCCCAATCAACCCAAGCGCCCTCCGGTCACCGGCGGCGATGGCCAGAACCTGACCGACTGCTGATCAGCCGTTCACCTTTCCGGAGAGATCCATGCGTAACGATACCCGTGTGCTGTTCAACCAATATCTGGAGCAAGTCGCCAAGCTGTCCGGCGTCTCCTCCTCCGCGGCGACCTTCGCCGTAGCGCCGACTGTCCAGCAGAAGCTGGAGACCCGCATCCAGGAGTCCAGCGACTTCCTGAGCAAGGTCAACGTCATCCCCGTCGACGAGCTGATGGGTGAAAAGGTCGGCCTGGGCGTCTCCGGCACCATCGCCGGCCGCACCGACACCAGCGGCAACGCAACCCGCCAACCCCGCGAGATGCAGGCGCTCGATAATCGCGGCTACGAGTGCAAGAAGACCGACTTCGATACCGCAATCACCTACCAGCTGCTGGATACCTGGGCCAAATTCCCCGACTTCCAGTCTCGCCTGCGTGACGCCATCGTGAAGCGGCAGGCCCTGGACCGTTTGATGATCGGCTTCAACGGCACCAACGCCGCGGCCACCACCAATCGCGCCACCAACCCGCTGCTCCAAGACGTGAACATCGGCTGGCTGCAGCAGTACCGCAGCAATGCACCGCAGCGCGTGCTGAAGTCGGGCAAGGCCGAAGGCAAGATCGTAATCGGCACCGGCAGCGACGCCGACTACAACAACCTGGACGCTCTGGTCTTCGATGCGGTCAGCAACCTGATCGACCCCTGGTACCGCAAGGATCCGGGCCTGGTGGTGATCCTCGGCCGCGACCTGGTGCACGACAAGTACTTCCCGCTGGTGAACAAGGAGCAACCCGCCTCCGAGAAGCTGGCCACTGATGTGATCCTGGCCCAGCGCCGCATGGGCGGCCTGCAGCCGGTGGAGGTGCCGTACTGCCCGGACAACGGGATGCTCATCACCTCGCTGCAGAACCTGTCGCTGTACTACCAAACCGGTGGCCGCCGCCGCTTCGTCAAGGAGGCGCCGGAGAAGAACCGCATCGAGAACTACGAGTCGAGCAACGACGCCTACGTGGTCGAGGACTACGGCTTCGGCTGCCTTATCGAAAACATCGTGACGGGCGTGTAAGCCATGGCCTCCTCTCCCGCGAAAAGCCACTTCCAGGCAGCTGCAGCGGCGCTCGCCGCCGCGGCCGCCGGGCCGGCCGACAGCATGGCGGGCCGCACCGTGTACGAGCAGCAGCTGGCCCAGCTGCTGCAGGACCGGCTGCGACTCAAGCAGGTGCAATCCACCCAGGCCAAGGCCGAGCTCAAGCGACAGCTGCTCGGCGCCTACGCCGACTATGTCAGCGGCGTGCTCAAGGGCGGCAATGGCGCTCAGGACGAGGTGCTGGTCACCGTGATGATCTGGCGCATCGATGCCGGCGAGCTCGCCGGCGCCCTGGACATCGCCGCCTATGTGCTGCGCCACGGCCTCCTGATGCCCGATCGCTTCGAGCGCACCCCGGGCTGCCTGATCGCCGAGGAAGTGGCCGAGGGCGCACTGGCGGCGCAGAAGGCCGGCCAGACCTTCGACCTGGACATCCTGATCCGCACCGCCGTGCTCACCGATGAGCACGACATGCCCGACGAGGCGCGCGCCAAGCTCTACCTGGCCATCGGCCGGGCCGAGTTGGCCGACGTCGACGAGGATCGACCCGGCCGACCGGGCCAACTGGTCTCGGCGATCGAGATGCTGCGCAAGGCGATCGGCTTGCACGACCGCTGCGGCGGCAAGAAAGACCTGGAACGGGCCGAGCGCCTGGCCAAGAAACATGCCGCCCCTGGCGGCTAACCGAGCGGTCCCCCGCAACCCCGCCGGCTCGGGGCGGATCGGCCAGGCCTCGCCTGGGACCGTGAAGGCCCGACCACCGGCGACCCATTCGAGAGCAGCACCATGAGCGGATTCGTTGCAGGCGGCACCGTCGCCAGCGGTCAGGTGGTGTCCGACCCCTTCTGGCCAGCGATCGATCTGGACCAGGTCCGCGCGCGGCTGCGGATCGACAGCAGCGTCAGCACGGAGAAGCTGAAAGCCGCGGTGATTTCCGCGGCCATCGGCGTCAACCGTGAGCTCGCCGGCTACCGCTTCGCCCAGTCCACCAGCGGCTACGCGACCCTGGCCGCCGTGCCCGGGCTACTGCTCGACGGCGTCAGCGAGCGTGCCCACCTCTACCTGCGCGCGATTGATGCCGCCACCGCGGCCGAGGTCGCCGAGCGGTACCGCAGCTACGACAGCACCGCCAAGGGCGACAAGGACGCCGAGGCTCAGACACCCACCATCGACGAATACCGGCGCGATCAGCGCTGGGCTATCCGTGACTTCCTGGGCCTCGCTCGGACCACCGTGGAGCTCATCTGATGGCCACCGTCGTGCGCGCCCAGCAAGGCGACACCCTGGACCGGGTCTGCCTGCGGCACTACGGGCGCACCCAGGGCGTGACCGAGGCCGCGCTCGAAGCCAACCCGGGCCTGGCCGAGCTCGATCCCATTCTGCCGATCGGCACCCCTATCACCCTGCCAGACGCCCCCGCCCAAGCCTCTGCCGGCATCGCCGCGCAGCAGCCGGTGAACCTCTGGGACTGACCCCATGCACGAGAAAACTCCTATGCCCGATCGCCCTGACACCTGGGCCTGGCTCGCCGCCTGGCTCGAACACAACTGGCCTGCGCTCTACGCCGGGCTGGTGGCCGGCGTCATCGCCGCCCTGCGCATCGCCTACGGCGGCGGCACCCTGCGCCGCGTGCTGCTCGAAGCACCCCTCTGCGGCGCCCTGGCCCTAGCGGCAAGCCACGGCCTTTCCCTGCTGGGCATCCCTGCCAGCACCGGCCCCTTCTGGGGCGGAATCATCGGACTGCTGGGCGTCGAGGGCACTCGCGCCGCGGCCAAACGCTTCGTCGAACGCAAGGTAGAAACGCAATGAACCAGCCCAAGATCCTGCTCATCGGCGCCCACGGTCTGGCCGTGCGCGACCTGCAGAAAGCCCTGGCCGCGGCCGGCTTCACCGTCGACCTGGACGGCGCCTACGACGAAGGCACCGAGCACGCCGTCGAAGCCTTCCAGCGCTCTGTCGGCCTGGTGGCCGATGGCATCGCCGGCCCGAAGACCTTCGCTGCCCTGTTGGGCAAGCGCGATCCGCTCCACCTGGGCTACGCCGACATCGAACTCGCCGCCAAGACCCTGGGCGTACCCGTCGCGGCCGTCCAGGCGGTCAATGAGGTCGAGTCCAGGGGCGAAGGCTTCCTGGACAACGGCAAGGTGGTGATCCTGTTCGAGCGCCACGTCTTCTACCAGCGCCTGGCCAAGGTCCACGGCCAGGCCGAGGCCGATCGCCTGGCGGCCCTCAATCCGAACCTGGTCAATCCTAAGTCCGGCGGCTACGCCGGCGGCGCGGCCGAGTGGCAGCGCCTGACCTCGGCCCGGCAGATCGACGAGGCCTGTGCGCTGGAGTCGTGCAGCTGGGGCCTGTTCCAGGTCATGGGGTACCACTGGCAGGACCTGGGCTATGCCAGCGTCCAGGACTTCGTCACCCGCATGCAGGCCAGCGAAGCCGAGCAGCTCGAGGCCTTCGTCCGCTTCGTCAAGGCGGAGCCCGCGCTGCTCAAGGCACTCAAGGCCGGCAAGTGGGCAGACTTCGCCCGGGGCTACAACGGCCAGGGCTACGCCCGCAACCTCTACGACGTGAAGCTCCAACGCGCCTTCGCCCGCTACAGCGCCGCCGCCCCGGCTAAGGATGCCGCATGACACCCGTCATCGACGTGCAGCGCCTGCAGCCGCAGGATGGGGAGGTCTTCATTCTGCCGGCTGGTGCGTCCTTCGAGGAGGCCGAGAGTCTCTGCGAAGCCATTCAGACAGCCAAGCCGGGCGTGCGCGCTGTCGTGGTGATCGGCGAGCTCGAGCACCTGGACCAGGCGGCGATGAACCGCGCTGGCTGGTACCGCCAATGATCTCCTGGAAGGAGAAGGCGCTCTTCGCGCTCGCCCTGGCGCTGACGATCGCCGTGCTGTGCCTGACCCTCTATGCGCAGGGCCTGCGCATAGACCAGGCCAACCAGAAGCGCGAGGCCGCTGAAGACCAGGTCACCCAGCTGACCGGCGAGCGCGATCACCTCACCGTCACCCTCACCAAGCAGCGGGCCGCCCAGGCCCGGCTGCAGACCACCCAGACCGACCTGCGCCGCGAGATCGATGTCCGCAAGCGCCGGATCCAGGAGCTCGAAGATGAAAACGCCGACCTCAAGGCTTGGGCTGGCCAGCCTCTGCCTGCTGCAGCTCGCCGGCTGCGCCAGCGGCCCATCCTCAACGGAGCCACGGCTTACCGTGAGTGGCTGTCCGGTGGTAACGCGCTGCCAGCTGCCGTCGACCCACCCGCGCAATAACGGCGAGCTCCTGGACGACAGCGAGGCCCTGGAAGCGGCCTGGGCCGACTGCGCCGCCCAGGTCGATATGGTCTATGACGCCCAGCAGGCCCACCCATGAACAAGCCCGAGAGCCTGCGCGCTCACCTGCTCGCCGCCGTGCCGGAGCTGCGCCACAGCCCTGACCGGCTGCTGGTCTTCATCGACAAGGGCAAGCTGCGCTGCACCGCGGCGGCCAGCCTGTCCTGGGAGTACGGCTACGAGCTGCAGATCATCCTCACCGACTTCGCCGGGCACCCGGACGCGGTGATGCTGCCGCTGCTGGCCTGGGTCCGGACGAACCAGTCCGAGCTGCTGGCCAACTTGGACAAGTCCGCCCAGGGCATCGGCTTCGAGGCCGACATCCTGGACAACTCTAAGGTAGATCTGGCCATCACCCTGCCGCTCACCGAGCGCGTGGTCGTGAAACGTCAGCCGGACGACACCTATCAGGTTGAGCACGTACCAGAGCGGCCCTGCACTGCGTACCAGGAGCCCGGCACCTGGCAGGTCTTCGCTGATGGCGAGCTGCTTGCCGAATGGCAATCGGGATCCGCCGGCGACGCCCTGGCCATGGAAACGCCACATCCGGGCCGCAGCCGTGGCTGACCTCGAGGCGCTGGAGACCTGGCTCTCGCCGCTGCTGCAGAAGCTGGATGGCCGCGGCCGGGCCCAACTGGCCCGCAAGGCTGCCCAGCAGCTGCGCCGCAGCCAGCAGCAGCGGATCCGCGCCCAGGTGAACCCGGACGGCTCGCCGTTCGAGGCGCGCAAGCCGCGGGATCTGCGTGGCAAGAAGGGCCGCATCAAGCGGCGCATGTTCGAGAAGCTCAAGATGGCCCGCTACCTCAAGGCCAAGGGTTCGCCACAGCAGGCGGTGATCGGCTTCGCCGGCCGCGTCTCCCGCATCGCCCGCGTCCACCAGTACGGGCTGAAAGACCGCGCCGAACGCGGCGCCCCCGAGGTCCGCTACGCCCGCCGCGAACTGCTCGGCCTATCTGACCAGGACCTGCAGCAGCTGCGCGACTCGCTTCTGGATGGATTACTCGTCTGACTGTTCGTACTTCTTGGCCAATATTTCAGCTCGCAGTGTGAGGTCACGCTCCAGCTTGATCTGCAGGCCATCCATGAGACGAAGAGCATCGGTAGACGATGCGCTGTCCAGGTCTACCCTTACGAGTTGCTTTTCGAACTTAGCTATCATCAGCTCATAGCCAAGGATTGCCTCCTCAAGGTCTTCCAGTGTGGGTCGGTATAGGCACCCCATCTTTAACCCTCCTATCTGAATGGACCAATCCCTTTAGACTTGAGTGTGTCCGCTACGCTTGCCCGGGCCTCTGATTTGTAGCCAGTGCTGCTACACATCCGCCTGGCTGCACCACGCGCGCGCGGCCGTCATCCTCCGCGGCATGACCGACATCGCCGCCCTCTCCCGCCTCATCGAGAACCTGATCCGCCTCGGCACCGTTGCCGAGGTCGACCATGGCAGTCTCCCAGACAGGCGCCCTGCCCGGGTTCAGGTTCAGAGTGGCGAGCTGCTGACGGGCTGGCTGCCTTGGGCCGCCCTGCGCGCTGGCACCACCCGCGATTAGGATCCGCCCATCGTAGGCGACCAGGTACAGGCCTACAGGCCCAGCGTCAGCTGAGCCGCTGGGTAGAGCGGATGTTCGAAAAGATCAAGTTGTCCCGTTACCTTAAGGCTAACGGGACATCGCACCAGGCAGTAGTTGGCTTCGTTGGTCGCGTATCGCGCATCGCTAGAACCCACCAATATGGTCTCGCTGAGCGCCCTGGGCATGGGGCACCTTCGGTGCGTTACGGACAACGTGAGCTACTTGGACTATCAGATAAATCCCTAAGAAAATTAAGAATTGAGATTTTGAACGAACTAACTTAAGAAAAAACCTCATCCATCAAGCTTCTCCTTACAAAAAGTAACCAAGTAATCGAGCTCGGCATAGAAACTTTTGCTAAATGCATCTACAAGTTTAGTCATGCATACGTCTTTATCGAGTCCAACACCCAAACCAATCTCGTAGAACTCATTATGCTTTCCTGCTTGAAGACCTGACTCCAGCAGAACTTCGCTCTCCTCTTTGCCCTCTAGAAAAAGAGCTTTTGATACTTCCCCCGGGATCTGCTTGCACTTCTGAACAATGTATGCCTCAGGCCAAGTATTACCTGGAAGATACGCTGTACAAGATGACCACCACCCATCAAAATCCTCCCCCACCTTCTCAGCCATGCCCTTAGCATGCTTCAGATTGTCAGATGCTTTATCTCGCTGATCACCGTCAAATATTGCGACTATAGAGCTTGTTTCGCCCCTCACATATTGAGCAGCCATCTGGCGAGCAATAGCTGTTGCCGAACCGATTACAGAAATCTGCGTCCTGGCTCTAATGGCTGCTGGCAGGATGGCAGAAAGTATCGACTTAGCCACCTCATCCTCAACTAACAAGTTGAGCTCCACTTGATTTTTCATTCCCATCTTAGAGAAAGCAAAATTAGAGGAGATACCGCCTGTGACTTTTGTTTTGCCCCCAATATTTTCAACATAAAAACGAGCGTCATCTGGAAGTGAATCAAATATTTCTTTTGAATGCGTCGTACACACAATTTGTGTACAAGTAGCCTTGCAGATCTCCTTCAATTTTTCCATCAGCCTTCTTTGGGCCTTGGCATGCAAGCCAAGCTCTATCTCATCCATGACTAGAAGTGAATTTCCGCCGCACGCATATATTGCATGAAAGATTTCGAATAGAGCATTCTCCCCTGCCCCCATATTAAATCCAGAATAAGTTATATCATCAACCTTAACTACTGGAAGACTATACTTTGAGTATTCTAAATATCTAAAATCTTGATATTTTTTCCCAAGTATATACCCTACCGCTTCTCTAACCTTATCCTCCCAACCTTTAGGCTTTACATCAACAAAGGCGCGAGAATAAGACCTTGACTGACTTCGTTCGATATGTGGAACAATTCTTTCTATTCCCAAAAACACGACGCATTTCTTTACCCTGGTTGCGTAGTCATTCCACTTCCCTCCTTTCTTCTTCTTTCTGACTTGATGAGCCAGGCCAACCCCAGTCGGTAGCGAATCTGTTTTTTTCCACCGATTATGAGCTATGGTGTACCTGATCTCGATCCCACCGGGCGGGACTTCGTCTACATGCTGCACGAAAAAATCGGAAAACGTGTAGTAGTTTCTTCTTCGCTTGGGTAATTTGAATCCACCATTAGAGCCGTGATATGCACAGCAAGCCATAGCCAATATGGTCGACTTGCCCGACCCATTAACTCCAGCAAATGCCGTAATGGGAAAATTAAAATCAACATCTAATGAGTTAACGCCCCTGAGACCTCCTTCAACCAATACTATCTTCCGTAAAAACGCTTTTGTTTTCTCGCCAGAAAACCAACCCCGCAGCTCTCTATCCTTACTACTTTCACGGTACTTCATATCGGCGAACCATAGTCCTTCATGAGAAGCTGAACAGACTATTTTGTAGGAAAGCTGCTTACAAGCTCTCCTAGAGGTATTGCTAGAAAAAGCTCTCCATCCTCCGCGGCATGACCGACATCGCCGCCCTTTCCCGCCTCATCGAGAACCTGATCCGGCCCGGCACCGTTGCCGAGGTTGACCATGGCAGTCTCCACGCCAACCGCCCTGCCCGCGTCCGGGTTCAGAGCGGCGACCTGCTGACCGGCTGGCTGCCCTGGACCGCCCTACGCGCCGGCACCACCCGCGACTGGGATCCGCCCACCGTAGGCGAGCAGGTCCTGGTCCTGAGCCCAAGCGGCCAGACCGCCCAGGGCATCGCCATCACCGGCCTGTTCAGCGCCCTCATTCCGGCCAACGGCGATCGCGCCGGCCTGCACCGCCGCACCTACCCGGACGGCGCCGTCCTCGAGTACGACAGCGAAGCCCACCAGCTGCTGGCCACCCTGCCCGCCGGTGGCCGGGTCGAGATCGTCGCCCCGGGCGGTTTCAAGCTGCAGGGCGACGTG